AAGATGGTAAAGTTAACTTTTACATTACGGAAAACAATGCATATGCCGCACTTTTAAAGGCAGAACAAGAAAAAAATAACCAACAAAATAATAGGTTTCCATCAATGTTGCCTGTTGAGGCTCAAAACTGGACAGTAGGCTATGGTCTTCCTGTTGATAAAGGAAGACAAGTGGAACTTGGACTTGATATTCTTACTGGAAAAACCGATTTTACTCAAGATGCTCCAGAATCTCAAAGAAGATACATAATTGATAATTTGCTGTGGAATCCAGACTTCAACCAGTCAATAGAAACTCAGATTGAAAAACAAATGGCTAAAAAGCCAAAACTTGGTCAATGAAACTGTCTGAGCATCCAGTACTTATCAAGCCATCACAGGAGCAAATAAAGGCTCTTGTAAACAAGCATGGTGCTGAGTTTGTTGCTAAGTTGCTCCAAGACAGGGAAGACAAGATACAGGCTGAAAAACTTGACCCATATCGTCACGGATATGAACCAAAGCATTGGTCTGATGCAGACGAATTGATGAATCAGTTTGACGAGGTGTGCGTCATGGGTGGAAACAGAGCAGGAAAGACAGAATGGGCGGCTAAGAAGGTAATGCAAATTCTCACAAGCAAGCCAGACGCAAGAGTCTGGTGTTTGCATACGACCTCACAATCAAGCATACAGATGCAACAGAATGTCATCTGGAAGTATATGCCAGCGGAACTGAAAACCGCAAAGAAAACAAAGATTACGAATATATCGTATTCCCAGAAAAACGGCTTTTCGGACAACACTTTTATTTTGCCGAACAAGTCGCAATGCTTCTTTATGAATTACGCCCAAGACAAGAAGGTCATTGAGGGCGGTGAAGTTGATTTTATTTGGTGCGATGAACTTGTGCCTTTGGATTGGATTGAAACATTGCGTTATCGTATTGTCACAAGAAGAGGCAAAATGGCTGTAACTTTTACGCCTGTCCAAGGTTTCTCACAGGTTGTTAAGGACTATGTATCTGGCTGTAAGATAAAACAGCAACGCAAAGCGTCATTGCTTGACAAGAATTCACAGCATGTGGCTGGTTGCGTAAATGGCAATATGCCTTACATCGCTCATTCCGTAAGAAAGAACTCTGCTTGCATCTGGTTTCATTCAGACCTTAACCCATACAACCCATTTGACCAACTTGCAAAGACTCTTGAGGGCAAAAACACCTCAGAAATCAAAATAAGAGCCTACGGATGGGCTGAAAACACAATAGGTTCACAATTTCCTAGATTTGATGACCACAATATCATCAAAAAGGAGCAAATTCCAGAAAAGGGAACAGATTATATGGTCTGCGACCCTGCTGGAGCAAGAAATTGGTTTATGATATGGGCAAGAGCCGCTGAAGACGGCAACATTTATATCTACAGAGAGTTTCCAGACATCTCGATGGGGGAATGGACTCTTCCAAGCGAGAAAGTCGATGGCAAGGCTGGGACGGCACAAAGAAATGGTGCTGGCAGAGGTATAGACGAATACAAGGAGTTGATACTCGACTTGGAAAACGGAGTTACCCCAGAGAGACGCTTTATTGACCCTAGGGCTGGAGGAACTCAAGCAGTCGGAAGAGATGGAGGTACTACCCTTATTGAACTTCTTGACGGAGGAGACAAACCTATGTTTTTTGAGCCAGCCGCAGGATTAAGGCTTGAAGAAGGCATAGCAATCATTAACGATTGGCTTTCATATGACACATCCCAGCCGAGGACAGCAATCAATCAACCTAAACTCTACATTTCTGAAGAGTGCGAAAACCTTATCTATTCCCTCCGAGAGTGGACTGGAGGAGACGGAGATAAGGGAGCATCAAAAGACCCTATTGACTGCCTTAGGTACTTGGCTGTCATGTCCCCAGAATACAACGATATATCAGCATTCAATGGAGGGAACGCAGGTTTTAGTTATTAACGATGAAAAACTATCCGATTTTGTTATCAAAGGCTGAAGCCGCAGAAATGACTGGATTAAACAAACAGTACCTTGACAAACTCAGAAAAGAGAATGAAGTTGCGGTATACAAGACCAAAGGTGGTCATCATAAATTTTACAGAGACTCTTTAATCAATCACATAAACAACAATCTAAAAAATGGAACCAGATAATTACAAGAATGGCATGCACGATAAACTTGCATACGCCAGCGACACACCCGATATCGAGGAATTGAACTTTGAGTTCAAACGCTCAGTCTACAATGGCTCGTTTGCTACTGGGCTTGAGGCTTTGGATGACATGCGTTTTTGTAGATGGGATGGACAGTCGGATGACGGCAAGAAATATTCAGATATCAGAAGCAACGGAAATCCCGCAATGCCTTTTGAAGGTGCTTCAGATGTCAGAATCAGACTTATCGACAGAGTTATCAATGAAGTTGTTGCTTTGTGCGTAAATACTTGGAAAGCCAGCAGAATTAGGGTTACAGGCAATACTGTTGAAGATGGTGCATTTGCTTCCGCTTCATCGACATTGCTTCAGCATATCATCTGCGGGAGACTTAAGGTAGAGTCATTGCGTGAGGCTAAACTTTTGGCTAATTATGCCAACACATACGGATGGTCTGCCATGTTTATTGGCTGGCAACAGGAAATCGGCAAGCGTGAGCAAAAGATTACGCTTGAGCAAATCGCAGAGATAACTGCTCTTGCATTGCAGGAAGACCCAAATGCAATCATTGGTCAACTTCCGCAATACATCATGGACGAAAACTCCAAGGACTTGGCTGTTGGACTGCTTCAACTTGCGGTACAGAATGTAAGCGATGAAGAACTTGGAAGAATGGTTGACGAATTGAGAACCGCTGGAGTCACCAAGGTGTTCATTGAGCAAGTTACCAAGAACCTCCCCATCATAACCGCCCTTAAGCCGTATGATGAAATCTGTTTTCCTCCAGAAACCATCGAATTGCAGAAGGCAAGAGTCATTTTTAGACGAGTCTACATGACTGAGGTTGAAGTTCGCTCGATGGTTAAAACCGAAAACTGGGATGAAGCGTATATTGAGTCGGCTATCAATACTGCTGGCAAGACGGCATGGTATAATGACCCCAATATTAGCCCTCCAGTCATGTTGCTGGACAACAGGCAGTACAGAAACAACAACCTAATCGAGGTTGTGTACGCATACACTAGACAAATTGATGAAACTGGCACTCCTTGCATTTACTATACTGCATTTGCTCCGCAGTCTAACTCTAGTGGTTATTTCATCCACAACAAACTTGGCTATTCACATGGTCAATATCCGTTTGTTCCGTACAGAAAAGAATACATCAGAAAGGCTATAAACCAAAGTCGAGGAATCCCAGAGATTTTGATGACGGAGCAAGCCGAAATGAAGGCACAACACGATGCTTTGAGAGATAGAACCTCTGTCGAGACATTCCCGCCTATTCTCGTCAAGAGAAGAGCCCAAGGAATCACAAAGATTGGACCTGCCGTTCAAGTGCCAATCATGTCTCCAGACGATTATCGTTTCATGGAGCCTCCCCAAGGGACTCCTAACCTTGCTTTCTCTATTATTCAGCAGGTTGAAAAGAATGCGGCTATGTATTTTGGCGTTCCCAATGAATCTGTGCCTCAAATTACCACGCAATTGATTCAACAGTCGATTGTGGATGACTGGCTTACTGTTTGGTCTGAGGTTTACACCCATGTGCTACAACTTTGCTTGCAATACATGGCTCCAGAGGAACTTGAGCGTATAACGAGCATTACTTTGCCTCAAAACATTACGGACATTGCCTCTCAGTTCGACTTTGAGGTCAAGTTTGATGTTCGTGACCTTGACAACGAGTATGTGATGAAGAAGATGCAAGCAATTAGCCAGTTTGTCCTTCCTATGGATTCTGGAGGCTCAATTGACAGAAATAAGTTGGTTGCCAAACTTTGTGAGGCTATCTCGCCAGACATCGCCAAGGATATCATTATTGACCAAACTACGGCTTCCCAAAAGATGTACAGAGATGTCCAAACGGACATTGCGTTGATGCTTATGGGGATTGAGGCTCAGTATGTCGAGAATGACCCTACAGCCCCTTCCAAGTTGCAGTACGCACAAGATGTCATCCAGAAGAATCCAAAGGCACAGCAAGCCTTGCAGGGGGACCAATTCTTCCAAGCCCTATTCCAGAACTACGCCAAGAATCTGCAAATGTCAATTACTCAACAGCAGAACAAGCAGATTGGCAGGACTGGTGTTACTCCTGTGTCTGACAAGTTCCAGCAAGAACAATCGCAGATGCAACAGGAAGCCGCTGGTCAACAGCAAGCAATGAGCCCAGAGCAACAGCAACAAATGATGATGCAAGAGGCTTACATGCGAGCAAACCCTCAAAATAACCAACAATAATGGATAATCCTAAATACAAAAGAGATATCTTTGCCTTTACGGAAGATAAGCCTCAAGCACTATGGAATAACATCATGTATATTCTTGACCAAAACATCAAGGTTGAGACTGAAATTGCCATCAACTCTGAGGTGCAAGGCGAAAAGCGTATTCATCAATGTGGTAGAGCAAGTGCTTTGCGTGAAATAAGGGAAATGTTGGTTACGGAGCGTAAAGATGCTCTCAACATAGCAAACATTGACTGGAAAACAGACGAAACACTTCATCAGTAGTATGCTATGTCTGACCCAGATAATATTGACTGGGAAGACACGGAGTGGGATGTTGATATCCCAGTAGAAGAATTAATGTGGTACTAATATGTTTTTAGAATTCAGAAATCCAATACCAGTTTTGACAGACATAGGTTACGGCTGGTTAATGTATGTGCGAGATGGCGGTACTTGGTCAAATGACATTTTTGCGGTAGTACTGGAAAAGGATGGGGTTATTCGGCATATGCGTACAGACCAATTTAAAGTGCTACAAAACAACACTTTCGATATAGAGAATAAGTAGATAGGGGCAAAATCATATAAAATCAAAAAAGTGACTTGAGACACTTGACCAATTGATTATATGGTGTTAATAATCACTATAGTTTCTGAGAACTTAAAACTCTGTCACAAAAAACAGGACTTGGACCTTAACCATGACTAACAACGATAATATGGACAGCAATCCAGAGGTTACGCCTCAAAATGCAAAGGACACCTCAGTCCTTAATGAAGCATCCCTAAAAGAAATCTTGATGAAGGATTTTTCGCTAATCGAGGAAAGCGAAACGGATACTGGTGAATCCGAGACAAATCAACCAGAAGCCTATAATGATGAAGATGGGGAATCTGATGAAAGTCAGAACTCTGATGAACAGAATAGCGAACAACAGGAACAAGACGCTGACGAGGAACCAGTCAATAGAGGTGTCCAGAAGAGAATCGATAAACTGACGGCAAAGCGAAAAGAGGCAGAAGCCAAAATCGCTGAACTGGAAGCCAAGGTTAAGGAACTGGAAGCCAAAGAGACTGAAGTATCTACTCCGAAGAACTACAAGGACAACGCTAACCCTTATTCACATCTGTCCAATCGTGCAGAAATCGAGGCAGAGATTGCCCAAGCAAGACAGGTCAGACGCTGGTGTGAGGAAAATGCGGATGGAGTTGTGGTAACTGAAGAGGACGGCAATGAGAAGATTTATTCGGCAGAAGATGTCAGACGAATCAAACTCAATGCAATGGATGCTCTCGAAGAACACCTCCCCAAGAGAGCGAATTACATCGCTACCAAGGAGCAGGTGGATAAGGTCGCAGAAACTGAATACAAGTGGTATAGAGATAGGTCATCAAAGGAACACCAGATAGCCCAAGGGTTCATCAAGGCATTCCCCGAAATCACCAGATTCCCAGACTACAAGATTGTTGTCGGAGACTACATCAGAGGCATGCAAGCCAGAGAAGGTAGCAGAAAACAACCAAATATTCAGAAAGCACCAGTTCAGCCAACAGGAAACGCTTCATACTCTACTAGCCGAAAGGACTCAAATGCTAGAGATGCAACTTCACGATTCCTAAAGTCTCGTTCCTCAAATGACCTTGCAGAGGTCTTGAAGAATTTCATCTAAGAGTTCAACTTCATATATTATCTATCATGGCTAATCTCACAGAAAGAAACCTCATTGGTAAGCGAGAAGCACTCGCTGACCTCATCTCCCTCGTTGATGCTAAGGACACTCCCCTTACTTCAATGATTCCTAAGGCCGCAAAACCTGGCAATACTTGGTTCCGCTGGCAAGTTGATTCACTTCCTAACGCTGTTGTCAGCACTACTGGTGTTGTCGATGGTACGGATGTGAATGTCGCTACCGACCCTGTTAACTTTGTTAAGGATGGTGCTACGCAGTATCGTTATGAACTGTCTAACCACATCCAAGAGTTCAGAAAGCCTGTTCGTGTGTCTCCTCTGACTATCGATGTCGCTGTGGTTGCTGGCGTTAAGGACGAACTGGCTAACAACATCTCAAAGGGCATGACAATGCTTAAGCGTGACATGGAAAAGACCTTTGGTTCATACAACCTGCCCAAGACCGACAACGGCTCTACGCAAGGTTATGTCAGCCGTGGTCTTGACTCATGGGTTCGCTCAGTCAAGACAACTGGTGGTGTGGTCGGTAACGACAACTACCTCGATGTCCCTACTGCGTTCCTTACCCCCACGACCTCTGTCGTTGGTAACGCTACCGCTACTGTTGAGTCTTCAACTGCCTCGTCAACGCTGACGGAAATTACTGTCCAAGACATGCTGACTTCTATCTATCAGCAGACTGGTCAGTTCCGTTCCTACGATGCCATCGTTGGTCCTCAACTGAAGAGACAGTTCACTAACCTCCTCTACACCAATCGCTCGTCTGGTGGTGCTGAATCACAGGCTCAAATCCGCACGATTAATCGTGATGCGGCTGATGCCTCGTACATCTCGTCCGTTGACATCTTTGAAGGTGACTTTGGACAGATTCGTCTGCACCCCTCGCTGTTCCTTAAGAACAACTTCTGCGGTTATGTCATTCCTATGGACCTCATCGAAATCCGCTATGGCGGTTCCGTTGCTGGCATCAAGGAACTGACGGACAATGGTGGTGGACCTGCTCGCCTCATCAACGCCATCGCTTCACTCTGCGTGAAGAATCCTCTGGCGTTTGGTAAGTTCGACTACGCTTCCTAATCCGTATGGCTGATGACATGTTCCAGTCATTGGCTGATTCGATTCCCTCCCACCTCAGACATGAGGTGGAGAGGGAACTTATCAATGGATGGAAACTAAACGAGGTCAAGGCTACAATCAAGGCTAAGGAATTAGCCTCATTTGGCTACAGGAACGAAGTCAATACGATTGATGGTCTTGGTTCTCTTTCTGCAAGAATTCCTCTTGACGCTTACCATTATTGGGGACAGCGATTGGGATACGAATGCTGGGATGACAAACAGTTTCTCAAGGAATACAAGAGAGACAACCCAGAGATTGCGGTCAACAACTACGCAAAAAAGACAGTTGTTAGAGGTGCTATATTCACCGCTGACGGATTCATAACATGAGAACAGTAAACTTCAACGATGTCCTAAACTATGCCATCCAATTATGTGGACTGGATAGGGACGAATTTACTGTTCAGACTTTTCGGCAATTAAGGGACTTTGCTTCTGCAAGACTTAGATTTGCGTGGGAATACGACAGATTCCCAGACTTGATTAGATACGAAAATGTAAGCGTCACGAATACTGACAATACTTACTACTGCATAAAGCCTTCATCTGCTGGTGAGGTGCTTAATGTTTGGGACAGAAACCCATTTGACGGCACAAGGGCTATAAACATTCCTTTCGTCATACAAGTCACAAACACACAGGAAAGAATCGTAGTTCTAAAGGACTATGATGCTGGACTTTACATTGAGTACAGAATAAAGCCTGTTCAACTTAAGGGGAATCCTTGGGTAAACACAGTTGCTTATTCGGCAGGTTCGCAGGTGTATTTTGACGCTGGTTCAGCGTCTGGCACTTTACAGCCAGTTGAGGGTAAGCCTTTCACGGCAAACTTTTACGAGTGCCTTGCTACTAACACAAACCAAATACCTTCCCAGAATCCTTCCTCTTGGGAGATAGTCAAGATTCCGTACATATTTGGACCATACCTTTCAAGGGCTGTTTTTTCTGATTACTTGCGTTCAGAAGGTCAATATGACTCTGCGATGCAAGCAGACGGAGAGGCTAAGTATTACCTTGATGTCGAAATCGACAAGATTGCCAGACAACAAGGTCAAATGCAAAACTACAAATTTATAAAATCATACTAATATGAGTGCTATATCAATCTCATCACCAATCCTAAAGTCATTTATTCATGGAGATGTCACTTTAGGAACATCTCCTTCAAGCGTACTTGCCACAAACACGACTTCTTCAAGGCGTATTGTTGTTCTTGTTCAGAATAAGTCTGCTACTGCTACCATTCAAGTTATACTTGCGGAAACTGGTTCTGTAGGTATCATTGTTTCACCTCTTTCTAACATTTCGTTAGATAACTACAATGGACCAGTCAGAGCGTTTACAGACGATGCGGCTGGCTCTGTTGTTCATATCGCTTATTCACAAGTCTAATGAGTATCAATGTTTCAGTCGGTTTTCAAATTCCGACAAATGTAGTTGAGGTTGGAAACGAAATTACAAATGACCAACTTGCGGCTATTACAAGTTCGTCTACGCCTTCTGCCGCAAATCCTTATGCTACTGTTAGTACTTTAGTCCGTACAATTTTTACAGGTTCAAATACTGTTACTGCTAGTAGCAATTCGCACATCTATGTCCTAGACAATAGCGATACATTGACTGTTGATGACTCGCCTCCCGCTGGAACTGTAATTCCTGTTGTTTGCATAGGAGGTACTGCTTGCTATATAGGTTGTGCATCTGGAACTACGCTTAATGGAGGTACTGCAAGCATCTCTTACGCATCAACAGTTGTTACACTCGTCAAGACTACCACTAACACTTGGTGGATTGGTTAATCTATAATTTTATGTTTACATTCCTTCTATCACTCACAGTTATTGTCATTGCCTTTCTTGGAGGCTTCTACGCTGGCATTAAGAATGCCAAATCGGAGAAGGTTTCTTGGGGTAAGGAAATGCTCAACAAACTGAAGTCTAAAGACTAATGGCAGACCTACAGCGTCAATTTGATGGTGATGCTGGGTTTGTAGGAATAGATACCAGAAGCAACCCAGCAAGCCTTAAGCAGGGTGTACTTCAAGACGGAAACAATATTCGACTTGATTTGCAATCCTTGCAGGTTCGCAAGGGGCTAAAGAGAACCCTTAATGAAGGGTTTGTTACAACAATTGGTCTTGTTGTAGGGACAGGTATATATGTAAGAAATACAGACGGAAAAGAGTTTATTGCAATCGTAGGTTACAAGACTGGTCTTAACAGGTTTTACCTGTATGACACATTGACAAATACGATTGCTTTAAATGTAGCAATGCCATCAAACAGACCAATTACATCTGGTCATGTTCAGTTGCTACAGGCTCAAAACAAGTTGTATATACTTAGAGGTGAGGCTACTAGGTACATAACTGGTAATGGCTCTGCTGGGCAACAGGCTACTGTTGGTGTATCACCTTATACTACAGTAACAGTTACAACTAGTACTCCGCATGGGTTATTGGTAAATGATGAGTTTATAATTGAAGCACATCCTCCAGAATGGAGTGGTCCTCAAAACGGAAATAATTTTGTTGTAGCAAGCGTTCCTACAACTACATCGTTTACATATACGCTTACAACTGGTCATAACGCACCAGCAAGTGCTTATGTAATACAGGTAGCAAAGCCTGTGCTTGTTTTTGACGGCACTTCCGTAACTGTAGTTAGGCAAGGAGTAATTGACGGAACAGTCCGTGGTGGCACTTCTCCTACTGCTTGCGACTTCCCTCCTACATCTACTGCTATATACCACAAGAACAGAATCTATTGCAAGTACAGCAAAGACGAGATAGCCGTTTCTGATTACCTTTCTGATACGACTGGAAACTGGCAGTTTGACCTTACGATACAAGCGTTGTCAATCAACATTGGGGACGAGCAGGATATAACTGGATTTCACCCTTGGACTAGGGATACAATACTGGTTTTTAAGACAAACAGTATATATGAAGCCAAGTTTGCAGACAACACATCTACGCCAGACATAGTGCTTGCTGAGTCATATGTAAGAGCATTGACATACGATATTGGTTGTGTAGCCAAGAACAGTATAGCCAATGTATCTGGCATTGTCTTCTTCATGTCTCAAAGGGGCATATACAAGTTAGAGCCACAACTAGATGTTGCCTTGCTTGCAAATACAGCACCAATGTCTCTTTCCATTCAGAAATACATAGAAAGCATTAATTATGGAAGCGTCAAAAATAGCGTTGGAACTGTTTGGAATGGCAGGTATTATCTTGCCGTACCAACAAATTCCAGCACAACAAACAATAAGGTATTTGTATACAACCTTACAAACCAGATGTGGGAGTCTGTGGATACTTATCCATCAGCGGTTTCTATTGATAACATTTTAACTGCAAGAACAGGAACTGTATCAAATGTTAACAATGATATGGTGTTTTGTTCTTCTTTAAACGGAATATACATAGCAGAACAAACAGAGAGAGATGAATATGGGTCACTTACAAGTTCTCCTTCTTTTGCGAATTACCCCTATGTGGCTGGACCTCCAGAGATACCAGAAGGAATTCCTCTTGAATTCCAACTTGAGCCAGAAGTGTATAACTACGATGTCATAAGAGGTTACGCAAAGACAAGAAGGTACATTTTCAACACGCTCCTTGACAAGAGGTTCGTAAGCGTCAATACTGATTTAAAGTTTGACGGCATTGGTGCAATAAAGACAAATGTAGTAACATACAATCCAGACACGACATTGACAATTGACACTACATCATCTGATGGGGCTTCTGACAAGACAAGAAGATTTCCAATAAGAAAAGTTGCAGTTGGTTGTGAACTTGATTTTATATCCCTAAATGGAAGACCTACAGTAATGAGTACAACTATTGAATCTCAACTGATTGGCAGAAACATTACAAACAAAACATAAAAATGGCTCAAATTAACAAAGGATTTGAATACTCATCGACTGGTGCTAACTCATATGTTACTGCTAGTAATCTTAATCAGCATGTTTCGTTAGCAACTCTTGCGGGAGGTGCAATTGCTGAACAACCTGCAAATTCATCTACAAACGATACCGATGTGTTGCTCATAGGAACAGGAGGTGGAGCAAGTCCTACTTCTATTTGGAAGCAAACAAAGGCTCAGTTTACAGATGTCATTAATTCTAACACGATTAATGTCAACAACCTTTCGGTTGCTGAAGCGGAATTTGACAACCTCACCATAAATGGGGCTTATGATGATGCTGTTTATTTTGACATTGGGAATGCCGCATTATACAGTTCTGCCAGCACAGGAGGAGGTCAAATAACTTTTGGGTACGATAGTGTTACACACGCTCTACCTGCTGGTGGGGTTGGTAACACTTTTGTATTTTACGGCAGACAAGCAACATTTTTAGACCCAACCAGTTCTGTAGATTTAACAATTGCTGGTTCTGGCATTGACATACAAGTTAATGGAAACCTTACTGTACAGCATACAGTAAATGTAGCAGGTGGTCTTTTAAACGCTGGCAAGCAAGTTGTTACAGAAATTATTGCGGCTAAGACTGGTGTATGTGCTGTATTTGGTGCTGGCATTTTGCATAAGACTGGCGATTTTGATATACCAGCCGATGAAACTTGGGTTGTTACATTTGATGCGTCTTGGCAAACTGGTGCTGGTGGAAACACAATGCCAGACTACTACTATACTGTTAAGGCATTTGCGGAAAAAGCCACCTACACAGATGTTGAACTTGGTGAGTGGAAAACCACTTATCCAACACAATCTGGAGTAAATAGGATAAATGCAGTTCTTATTCTTACCCAAGCAAGCCTTGCAAATTTACAAAAGAAAATTAAATTCGTTGCTTATGCTCAAAACTCAACAACTGTTGTGGCAAATATTTTAAACGCCAATACTACCAGTTATTACAATATAACCCTTCAGAAAACAAAAACTTCAACATTCACAACTGACTCTTCTATACTCTAATGGCTGATTACGATTCTGTAGGTGGCGGTGCTTCTGGAGCCGCATCTGGTGCAATGTCTGGTGCAATGGCAGGAGCCGCACTTGGACCTATTGGCATGGGTGTAGGTGCTTTGATTGGTGGACTTTTTGGTTCTAAGAAGACCAAGGTTCCAAAGCCTCCGACTTATGGTCAGTTAATGGACCGCAATCTTGATGCACAGCGTGACATTCAAGGTAAACTTATAAGTCTTGAAGCAAGTTACAGACCTCAATGGCAAAACCTTCAAGAAAAAACCCTGCAACAACAGTTGTACGGAGGTGAAGGAAATCAAGGCTATATCAACATGCTCAACCAGTCAAATGCGGCTTTGGCTGGGGTTCAAGCAAATGCTGGGCAAGGATATCTAAATACGCTTGGTGGGCTTTCTGGACAGGCTAGAGGCATGTTGCAGTCTGGCTCTGGATACGCAATGCAGAACATGCTTATGAATCAAGCCCAGTCGGATTTGGGCTATGGTTCTGCTTTGAATGAAGACGAACAGCGTCAAGCCTATCAAGCGGCTAACGCATCGATGGCTATGCGTGGTCTTAGTGGAAGACAGGGAGTTGCGGCTGGTGTTCTTTCCAACTATGGAATGGGTCAAAACAGACTTAACCAGCGTAGACAGTTCGCTGGCAATATGATTAACGCAGATGTTGGTCTTCAAAATGCGGCTCTTCAGATGGGGAACAACGCCATGAGCATGTATAATGCTGGCGGGGCGTTCATGGGACAAGCCAATGCAATGCTTGGTCAGTACCAGCCGTTGGTGTTCCAGCCAGAATCACAAATGGGAACCCAAGCCCAAGGCATGCAGTATCAGCATGGAATGGGGATTGCTAGAGCCAAAATGCAACAACAACAACAGTTGCTTAGTACTCTTGGTTCGTTTGGTTCATTTGCGGCATCTAATCCTAATTTGTTTAATTTTGGTTCTTCTGGAATGTCTATTCCAAGTATGGGTTCTAATGTAGCATCAAATTATGGCGGTGCTTCTGGTAGCACAACCACTATAGGTTCACTTGGTGCTGGAGGTGCTAGTATGAATTATGGTAGCAATTACAGCAATATGGGGAACATGGCATAACTTTTATGGCAATATTTGCACAATACCAAGGCGGTGATGCCTTCAATGTGGCTGGTAACATGGATGCTGTTCTGAAACAGCAACAGGCTACAGCACAGTCAATGCTTGATGCGGTTGAAAAGTTCAATTCCGCACAAAGCGAGATGGATGTCTTGAAGTCAACAACTGCTTCAATCTTGTCTCAATACGGAGTGGACGAGAACGGAGTTCCTTCAGATGCGGCTCCAAAGTATGTCCATGACCTTTACAAGAACATAAAGAAAGAAGGCACTATACATGGCATGTCAAGAAGCAACCTTATTTCCGCTTTGAAGGGATACGAGGCTGGCGTTGCCGTTGAAGAGCAAAGACTCAAGGTTCAATCTGCCCAGCAGACGGCAACGATAAATGATTTGGCTATTGCTGAAGCAAGAAGAAAGGCTGAAGAAGCCAAGAAGATTGCGGATGCTCATCGTATTGCATGGGAAACATCTCAAGGCGGTGGCAGTACTGAGGCAATGCCATCTGGTCCGTCAGTTACTGATGTTCCTAGAGGTATCTCAATGGGCGATGTTGAGTGGAGTGGTGGGGCTCCTAGGTCAACGCCTGTGCCGTCCAGCGTTGCTCCTAACGCCACTTCTGTGCCTACCCCTAGGGGAACAGCCACAACAGCACAGCCAGCCCCACAGACCGAATCTAACGGACTGGCTAACAAGGAAACCTTATCTCAGTCAGAACTGAGGGCTAAACTTGAAGCATTGCGGACAAGACTTGGTGAGATTGAAAACCCTCCAAAGTCATTCCTTAATGAATATGGAGAGATTATAAATCAATTGATTCCTAAGGGTGGACTTGCTCCTAATCCTATTATGAATGCTCTTTTAACAAACGAGTATAGCCCAGCAAGAATGGCATTTGATTTTGCAAAGGACGCACTTAACAAGCCTACTCCAGAAACTGCGGCTAGAATTGAGAAGGCAAAGAAGGAAAATGACGCTGTAAAGGAAGCGGAAAAGAACAAACTTAAGACCGCCATTAAGGAAATTGAGGCTCAACTTCCCCCAGAACCTAAGATTAAGAGTGCATCCCTTGAGGAAGCATCTGCTAGACTTCAAGCCGTTAAACAAAAGCAAAAAGACATTGAGGTTGGCAAGAAACTTGAAACGCTTGAAGGAAAACAAAGGGATAAATATGCAAAAGAACAAGGTTTAGAAAAAAGAGTTTATTTAAACCCAGATGGTTGGACTAAATCTGAACTTTCTTTTCAAATTCAAAAGACAGAAAAACAACTTGAACTTGCGAAAAAAACAAGAGTGGCAATTCTTAATGGTGACATTAGCAATAAAAGAGGAGAATTGTCTGGTGAAGAAGCAGATATTCATGCTTTTGCGGCAACTGCTTGGAAAGAATTTAGAAGCAAATATGCTACTAATTTAGATGGTACAATGAAAACTCCTAGTAATAAGGAGTATGATTCTAAAGGCGGTCTTTTATTTGACGGAATGGAGTTCTGGACAAATGAATGGGTAAAATCTTATGAAAAAAATGGAAGAGATTTTAAAAATGCTTTTTCTGAAAAAACAAACAATGACTCAGTTGAAGGAACTCCTAAGTATAATACTACTTATTTCAAAGCAGGTTCAACAACTCCTGTTTTTCAAAATGGTAAGGCAATTATTCCAGAAGAGCCAGTTGCAGAAACGGCTCCTGCTGTGGCTCCTGCTACTACTGCCTCTGTCGTACCCTCGTCAATAGCACCTAATGCTACATCTGCTCCAATCAAGCCAGCGACAACTCAACCGCTTGTTGCGATGCCACAAAAGCCAGCACAACCTGTTGCTGGTGCTGACACTATTGCTCCTCCAGAAAAGACGCAACAAGACCAAATAACGCAAGAGTATGGCGTTGTTACATCTAGACTTAAGGCTCTTGGTAGCGTTCCAATGAATTGGTCTGAGGAAACCTTTAGACAGATGCGTGGATACCCACCCAAGGTTCAGATATCCAGACAGGGTGGTGTTACACTTGTTGGCATTGGTGGTAACTGGCAAGTTATGAAGGGTGAATCTATGAGCCCCTCAGAGATGGCTACGATGGAAAAGAATGCCGTATGGAAAGCGTCAATAAGAACGGACAACATGACTTCTGAAAAGTGGAGATTCCGAGGCGATATCAAGGTTGACAATTCCACAGAGGCTGGCAAGGTTAAGAGAGAGGTTCTTGACACTATCAATGCTATTAACGCCTTGGATAGACTTATTGAACTTGGTAGAAATACAAGCAAGTGGGATTCTATGCTTCCTACTGAAAAATCTGGTATTATTATCGGTATTACCAACGCAGTTCAAGCGGCTGGCAGAACTGAAGTTGCTGGTTCTGGTGCGTTTTCTGAACAAGATGCAAAGAAACTTGAGTCAGTTGTTCCAGATATGGCAACAATGTCTGGTTCCATGTTCAGAGATACTGCTATTGCAAGACTCTTAGAGTTTAGAGGAAGAATGGTGGCAAAGGTGAACGGCATTGCTGGTGCTTATCAATTTGAAGTTACAGAAAGTGCAAATACTGGTTTGACTCCAGAGCAAACTGCTATTGGTAGAAATGTATACCAAACAGCAATAGCCCAAGGCGTTCCCCCAGAACAGGCACAAAGAATGGCTATTGAAGCAATACAACAACAATCTAAATAATGGATAACGACTCATTATATCTTTTCAATCCTCCCGAAAGACAAGATAAGGCATCACAAGAAACAGCAAGCAAACTGATTACGGCTTTGACAAGTCCTCAAACAGAGGACGATGTTGCGTACAAAGTCAATCAAGCCGCAATTGAAGGAGTCAATCCTAACCTTTCGTTTGATGAATTCAAACTATATAACGAATGGCATAAGAAGCAGGAAGTAGATTGGTGGGATATGGCATCAAGTGGCGTTGGTCACTTCTTTGGTGAAATTGGTGGTGGATTGGCTTCTCTTCAGCCATTTGGTGAAAAAAACAGTCTTAAGGACGCATCGTTAAATCTTACAACACGACTTGTTCCTACAACCTTAGAAGCGTTTGGACGAGGAACCAGAGACATGGTTGGTCTTTACAACTTTGCCAGACAAAGCGGAAACTCGCCATTGTATAGATTGTTCAATCCTAACGATGATATCTTCCAGCGTTATGTAGACTTTAACAAACTCGCTGATTGGAACGCAACATCTACCAGAATAATGGCTGGCAAGGAAAATGTCGTTATGCCTAACGCACTTGCGGAAGCGACTTCTGAACTTGTCGGAGAAGATGTTGCCACGATGACGGCACAGAAACTGTATCAAGTTAACAACAGACTTGCACAGGCTGGTTCTTATTTTTTGGACCCAATTACATTGGCTACGCTTGGCAGTAGTGCTGTTGCCAAGGCTGGAGGTAAGGCGGTTGTTACGGCAGGTGCTGATGCTATTGCAAAATCCGCAATCAAGGAAGGTGTTACATCTACGGCATCAGCCGCAATTAACACCGCAACCAAACTTGAGGTTGCAAGCCTCAGAGGGTCAAAGTTGACGGAAGTTATCGGTAAGTCTTTCCGTGTTGCTGGTGAAGTTGTAGACAAGCCAATTAGTGCTACTTTTGAATGGATAAAGCGACAAGCAAGCGAACTGCTTGATGCGAATATTCACGACACTCCTTCTGGCAATGTGAAGGTTACTGGTGCTACAAGGGGTCAAAGCGGATTTGGTGGTGCTGTTATGGCTGGTATAGGTTATGGCTCTTGGGCTGTTCCTTATGCGGCTGGCATTATTCCTGTTTGGGCTGTAGCAAATGCGGCTAAGATTGGTGGAGCGTTTGTGGAGGCTGTTGGTAAGGAAATGGCTCATGGTTCTGGAGTTCTTCAGAGACTTGGAGTTGTCGAGAATAGCACAGGTAAACTTGCCAGAACATTTAACAATTGGAGCCCTATGGGTTCCTATGTGGCTGAAATGGCTGGTGCTACCTTGAAGTCTGGAGCATATGGAGCCGCAATTGGTTATGTTACCGATGGCGAGCAAGGTGCGGCTAGTGGTCTTGGTGTAGGTGCGGCTATTGGTACTTCACATTACCATGTTGGACTTGCCCATAATATGTTCAAGGGTAAGTCAAGGGAAGCGATGACCATTGAGTTAATCAAGAACATCGATGACTATAGAAAGAATGGATTCACGCAGAAGGCTGATGCAGTCTTGAAGTACTTGAATAATATCCGTGAACAGCATGGAGACGATGCTTTCTACAGAAATCTCGGCATATACCTTGCAGTTGAAAGAGATGCGGATGTCGCATTGTCAGTTTGGGACAGGGAAGATTTCATCCGAATGAAGAATGACCCTAACACTCCCGCTGATGTTAGGAGAGAAATTGAAGCAGTTATTTCAGAAAGCGACCCAACTCAAGCAGGTCAAGCGTGGAATGGTCTTTTCTGGGGAAGAAGAGGAAAGAAGCCTTACTTCCTGTACAAGGATGGGAAGTCCGCAAAGACACATATCATAATCAACGCTTGGGCTGTTGACGCTGACCAGAAAGTACAGGCTACAGGACTTAAGGGTGAGTTTTACCATGCCCTTTCTGATGCGTATAAGGAAGCATCTGGTAAGGAAAGATTTAAGGAAGAAGTGTTTGAAGGCATAGCAAGAACGCTTGGCTTTGCTTCAACGCCAGAGGGCAGAACAAAGATGGCTGAAGTGCTTAGAAATGCGGCACAGAGACTTGGCGTGTTCAACAATGGGGTGCATAACCAGCCGTCAGCCAAGGCTAGAACCACGAACCTTCTCAGACTCCAAAGACAAAAGAGCCCAGCAGGTTGGTCTGTTGACCATGTGATGGGCAATGTTACTGTAACTGAAGGTGGCGTTAAGCGACCACTTTACTATTGGCAGTCAAGAAACGGATGGTCTATCACGGAAACCAGCGATGGCAGGTATAATCTTGTCGGCAAGGTTGACGGAAAGACTGTACGCTACGAGGCACAGTCATTGCATGATGCAATCTTGAAGCATGGTGAGGTTGCTCCGATGGACTTGCAGACATCGGCAGACAACATTCCATCAATCAAAAGAAAGAAGCCTAAGGTTAATCCAGTTGAAGGACAGGTCAATACATCTGCTGGACCTAGGGTTGGAGAAACCGCACAAGGTAGGGCTATGATTGAGGCTGTAGAACTGGACAAGAGAATTGATTCTCTTCTCAAGTTGATTGCAGAAAAGCAAGGTGGAGATATCTCAACAGTAAGCAAGGAACGGATAAAGACACTTAGAGAAGTTGTTAAGAGATTGTTTGCTGATGGATGGGTTCACGATGAAAGACTCATCAAGAGCAACACTAACATTGACTCAACGACAACTGACCTTGGATGGTATCATCCAGACATGCCCAATGCAACGATTGAGGGCTTGTATGGAACAAGCATTCCTACGGAATCGTCAAGTGCTCCTACACCTAAGGCTACCGCAACTCAACAGGGGACTCCCCCTCCCAATGTTGCTGGAGAAAGAACGGATACCAATCCTCCGCAACAGGCTCCAAAGCCAAATGCTGGAAGAACTCAGTCAACGCATTCGCCTCAAACTGTCGAAAACATCTACTCGGCAATTGACCATTTTGAAAAGACTGGAGAACTTAGGGGTCAAGACTTGGCTGTTCTTATCGAGGAGATGGGTGAGTCAATCTGGGATGCCCATGAGAACGATGTTCCGTTTGACTACATCTATCTTGCTGGTGACTTGGGTTTTGCCAGAAACATCATCGATGAATTGAAGCATAGATTCGCAAGAATCATCGACAGAAACGGCAGACAGGCTGGCTTTGTTGCAGACTTCAATAAGCCGTTTGTGGACTGGTTCAAGGACAAGGATGGCAAGGCTATCGTTGACCCATACATGCGTAAACTCTTCAAGCAATTCTTGGAGGTTCACAAGAACAGAAAGGCTAATCTTGACGGATATACTGTTGATGTTGCATCGATGTCTCCTGCAATGCAGAGGCAATTTGTCGAGGAAAACGACCTGCAAGACCTGTACGATGTTGACCAGAGAACTGGCAACTATGTGAAGAAGCCAGAAGAAGTCATCAACGCAGAGCAAACCAGAAGATACCAAGCGGCGGCTCTTGACTTGATTGAACTAGAGAAGAGTGGAGTCGATACTGGAATGCATATCTATGCAGTTGAAAAGGATACTCCAAGTGTCGGCAGTCTTGATGAAGAAAACAACACAGGAGCCTTGAAGCAAGAGGCTTGGAGAACTTACAGAACCAATGTCGATGACATTACTGACGCTCAAAGAAGAGGCACTATGCCTACCAAGGAAGAACTTGAGCAGTTGGTCAAGAATAAGGATTTTGGAAGGCGTGGAAGACCTCGTACAGGTGACATTGACGATTTGGTGGCAACTGCAAAGAAAGGTACTATTGTCTTCAGCGGTGTTCCTACTGTAGAGGCTTTCAAGATTCTTCAGAAGCATTTGCCCAAGAGAGAGATTGAAGCCATCGCCCAGATTGCTCCTCTGATTCTTGATGGAGGTCTTGGTAGCCCCAATGTGGCTAGAGTCAAGTATGCTGGATTTGAGCATGTTGACGATGTAAGCGGTGTTAAGATGAAGCGGTCAAAGGATAAGTGGGTCGCTACTGAAAAGAGCATGGTCTTTTACGGCATGGAACTGAGAGCAACTCTCCGTAACATCAATACTGGTAAGTTTGATTACAAGACTCCACATGCCCACTTCCTGCTTCACGGAGTGGATATCGATGTCCTACAGCGTAGAATCCAATGGATGTGGAAGAACGAAAAGGAAACCGCCAAGAGATGGAGCACATATAACGATTTTGAAAAGGATGTATATCGTCTGATAGAGAACTATTCGATGAAGTCAGCCATTGGTGGCAACCGATTCTTTGGTGGCGGTGCTGAAGGCAAGGCAAAGAAGCGTCTTGCTTGTGCGGCTATTGGTGCGTTCCCATCCAAGAAAATGCTTGGACTCATTGACGGAGACGAGGCTGAGTTTGACATCCCAGAGATTGACTGGCATCACTATCAACTGCGTTCATACGGAAAAGGAAAGAACGGAAAGGACATTCCTTGGACCGCCATGAGAGCAGACGGCATCAAGCAGGTTCTTGGAACGGCAGACTCAATGAGAGTCCCCTATGCAGAAAGAGCATACTACAGGGCTCAAGAGATGTACCAGCCAGCCGCAAGAAAGGTTCCCAGAAATGGCGATGACCTTCCTGCCAACATGGTCTATGTCTCGCAAGAACTGCAAGGCGGTAGGGCAAAGCAGATATTCTCAACTATCAGACCTACAGGCGATTGGGCTATGCGTGAGAAGGGTTACACACCTAACGATGTGATTAGGGCTATCGCAAGCAACCAATACAAGCAATCACCAGAGAAGCAACAGGCTGTTCTTGACTTTGTGAAGGGTGGCATTGGTCACGATGAAGCAACCAATTCAGCACTTGTGTTCTGGCATTGGACTAATGCAGACAAGCCTTTTGAGTTCATTGAACAGGGACAAGTCGGTCTTCATTTCGGAACCAGAGAAGCATCTCTGTATCGTGCATTAAAGGTATCAACTGGAACGAGAACAAACCCATTGAAGGTTGCCGACAATGTGATTCCTCTTGTTGTTCGGATGAAGAAGCCTATCACCTTGGTTGATAGAGGTGCTTGGTCCCCAGACGATATTGTCGAAACCATCCTCTATTCTTATGCTTCTCCTTCAGAAAGAAGAAATTTTGGTCTTCAAAAGGACGGCAAATTCTCTGGACAGCCCAGAGTTGAAAGTGCTTGGGACAAGCATATCTTTGAAGGCATAAAGGATGCTATCGGTCCTCTTACACAGAAGGACTTGGACTTCCTTAACAACTACAAGTCCGACTTGATTGCCAATAAGGTAAACACTACCTCTGCGTTTCTTGCTCAAACCGAAATGCTGGCAAGCGGAGGCGTTAGTGCCAAGTTTGACGCAATGTCAAAGCGTCAGTTTACCGCATCTACGCCATTGCACAAGTGGCTTGAGAGCAAAGGTGTTGACGGCATCAGATACAGAAACTCTGTCGAGGGTAATTCTTGGTCTTACATTGCATTCTCTGGCAAGCAGGTCAAGAACTTGATTCAGAACAATGGGGAGTACAGCCCCCAGAACATCTCGATGTTCAAGCAGAAGGCTTCCAGATATGGAGCCCAAAACGCTGAACAGGCTAAGGCTCTTGAGTCTAACTATAACCAAGCCGTTGCTGAAGGTGACATATTCAATGCTTCCTCAATCAAGGATAACTTCCTTGGTGGTATGCCACGGCATACTGCGGTCATCAGACAGATGGCTGACGAGGCACAGGCTCAAGGCATGTCTCTTGCCGAATACAACAAGCAATTCAATACTGGTAGCCCTGCCGTATTCCCTGCCGTCCATGCTACGGACTCGCAGGTAGTTGCTATGGAAGGTGCGTTTGACCCTAAGGCTAGAAGACTGTCGCAGGGAGAATCGTCATGGTGGGCATCCCATGTTGAGGTAGGTCAATACTTCAGAAAGAACAGAGACTACCTTACCAGAGCCTTGGTCAAGACCAACAATCCACTTGTCATTGACGCTAAACAAATGCGTTATGATGACAAGAATCTTGGAGTCAATAATTTGATTGTTAAGGCAAAGGCAGACGGACATGACTCGCTTGTTCTCACGAACATTGCGGATGACATCTCGCTGGCTACTGGTGAGCCTATCTTACACAATCAGATAGTCGTGTTCAAGGAATTCGCTAATGACAATATCGCAGTCATTGATAACGATGTGACCAATGAGCGTCCTGTTCCTAGAGGAATTGGTATTGGCGTTGGAGAAGCCCCGCTTAGACAAGATGCGGCTAATGTTAAGCGTACATTCTACTCAGCAGTTGAAAAGTTTGTTGAGGAAAAAGTTACCGACAAGACATCTCTCAATGAATTGATGGGATTGCTTGACCCAACAAAGGGTACTGGGATTGTTAAATCAGAACTTGAATTCCTTGACATTGCTGGATGGGTTGAAGACCAAAAGAAGGCTAATGGTGGAACCAAAGCAAAAGTCAATAAACAGGCTTTGCTTGATTACATTAAGGCTCACAAGTTTGAGTTGCAGGAAGACATTACCAACACGGCTTGGTATACATTGCAAGGTCTTGACCCTAATAGTCCGTTGGTCCAATCACAGATTGAGGGTGGGTATGAAGGGTTTACACCTGCAAACAGGGGGTATGACGATTTCCATCCAACCACAAATTACAGAGTGCTTATCCTCAGAGCACCACAAGGAACAGACTATAGCGGTGGCGAAGGAGGTCATTTCAAAGACCATGAAAACATCATAGCATTTGCCAGAGTTGGAGATATATATCTCGATAGAGTAACTGAACTTCCTTCTCCAGAACCAGCATCTGGAAAATCACAAGGCATTGCCAGCAGAATGCTTACGCAAGAGGAAAGGTTACGCCCAGATGCTGACATTGGACAATTTGAAAGAACGACCAACAGATTCTTAAACAGAATAAAAGTCAATGACATTGACGCATTTAAGTCTATGTCACCAGAGGCTATTCTGACGCAAATGGTCAACAATGATGTTGGCAGAAACTATGAAATCGATGGATATATTCCATCTTCAAAAATGCTTGAAGATTTAGGTTTCGCTCTTCATAGACTTAGGAAAGCATTGCCAAGGGATAAAGCCGTTGACTTAATAAAGAAAGTTGATGACATTTACAGAAGAAATACAGACCGACAAGTAGGTGGTACATTTGAATTTACTGACATAAGAAAAGAGGAAGATGTCAAACTTGCATTAACCGATGAATCATATGATTACTATATGTTTAATGATATTGAAAACATAGCATTAGCAATACCAGATTCATATGTGGATAAGGATGGTGGAAGAAATACTGGAAATAATATTAGAGGGTCAATGGCTAACGGAAGAACAACAACTATTGAAAGGGCTCGTACTGGAATAAAAGAGGCAATAGCGTTGTTTCAATCTTACATCTTTGATGAAGTCGTTGCTGATGCTCCAAGAAAAGATAAGAAAAAGATGTTAATTATATTTGAGTCTCAATCAGACACGGCTCAAAAGATGCAGAACAGAAATGACGCAAGACTTGAAAGGGTTCGTTCTCCGCAGGAACAAGCAAGACTTGAAGAGGTTCTCAGAAGAATTGACGAAATTGATAAAGAAATGCCTCTAAGGGTTCAAAGTCATTTGGACTCAATAGGTCTTTCTGCAATCTCCCCAGAAGGTGTTCGTGCGGCAGAAAAGTTTATGGATAATGCATGGGCTACCATGACTGACATTTATGAAGAGCGTTCCGCTTTAGTTGATGAAAGGGCAGTACTTGGAAGAAAGAGAGAAGCAACTGTCATGTCTGAAAAGGACTTTTTAAGGATTCCAGAAGTCAAGCAAGCGATTGAAAGCGGACTTCGTGTTTCTGAGGTTTGGGAAAATTGGAAGAAATCAAAAGAAAAGAATCTTGAAAGAACAGACCTTATTGATGACGGCTTCTATGAAGGAACAACTGAAGTAAGAGAAAGGCTTAATCTTGATGTTCAGACTGGAATAATCGATGACAAGATTGTTGGAGGAAAAGAAAAGTTTGTCGAAAACTTTGTTGTTCTGGTTGATAGAATGATTGCATCTGACTCCATCAATACTGGAACAAAATTGGCGGCTGAAACAGTAAGAGACATATTAAGAGGAATAAAAGATAATGTATTAAAGAATGATAACATTACTGGAGATGAACTTAGCCAAGTCGTTAACTTTGCTAAGGTGTCACTTTTCAACTACGACAAGTCAAGGCTTCCATATTACGACCTTTCATATTTCTTAGGCGTAGCGGATAACCATGCTACACAGTATGGAAACACACCTCCTCAAGACAAAAACATAACAAGAATAGGAAGAATACTGCATGAAGAGATATCAAAGATGGTTTTCAAAAACCTGTTTGATTCAGACCACGCAAAGTGGGGCAACTGGGTTGGAGTATTTAAGACTGAAGATTTCAGTAAGAGAAATCTCTACTCAATGATTGACAATGCCATTGATGAATACCTAGGTGACATTAGCGTAACTCCAGCCTTACAAGGTAATGAAATCGCAAAAATATGGGATGAATGGATTGATTATGCGATGAAAGATAAGAACAGTCGTGCGTATCAGCAGTTCAGAGAAAAGGTTTTGCACATGACCATTGATGGCATGGACATTTTTGAAAGGTCGTTTGATACGAATTCTCCAAAAAAGTCAGAATTAAGGTCAAAATTAATAAAAGATATTGCAACACAGCGTGATACTGTTGTTCCAGAATACATGCCATTCCTAAGAACAGAGGACTTCACGAAACTCATGTTCAAAAAGATTCTGAAGGAGGCTGTTGATAACGGCTATGAAGGAATCATACTTATACCCGCAGAACTTCCTCAGAAAATAACAGGCGGTGAGTCGCAATACTTCTACGGAACTATATATCCAAAGGTAATAAATGGTTATGCTAAGAAGTTTGGTGGCAAGTTGAGACAAAACAAATCTCAACTGGCAATTTCTGGAGATATGAAGTTTGTTGAAACATTAAACCGCACACTAGATGTGTTCAGAAAGTATGACGGAAATGTGAATTTAGAAGCAACAGTAAAATCGTTTGAAGCCACCGCCTCACAACATTTGAGATTTAGAGATAATGTTGATTTACAAAGAGAAAATTACATTGAACTTGTCGAAAGAACTCGTTCAAGAGCACTCATATCTTATGAAGATGCAAAATCCGTAGTAGATTATTTCATTAACAAAGTTCAAGGAACTCTCCCGATGGAGCAATCTGGGATTGGTCTTTCGGATGACGGAAAACAACTTGTAAATACTGGAAGCAAGATAACAAAATCTGCTTCAGCAAGAGGTCTAATCCTTGACATAACTCCTCAGATGGATGCCATTAAGGAGGGTCAACCGATGTGGCAACCTGCGGCTAGAAGAAAGAAGAAGGCTACGGCTGGAGAAACAACGCCAGAAACTGTTGGAGATATCAGAGGCGAATCATCAAGCACTCCTGTTCCTGTCACAGCCCCTGTCAAGAAGGACAGAACCATTGGTGAGCGTGAGGCTGGTTCCGAAATCCCAGAAGTTGGCAACAGAGGTATCGTTACCGACTCATATGGAACAGACCTTGACCAACGGCTGGCAAAGGATGGTGTCGCAGACTATCGTGGTTACAAGATAATATACGACAGGGCTAATGGTGGTTACAAGATGATGGACCCCGCTGGCAAGAGCGTAAATATGCCTGTCGCTTACATCGACAAGATTACTGGCGAGAAGGTCACAACGAACACAAAGCATGCCATGTTCCCCTATGAGGCGGCTGAGTTCATCGACAGTCTTCTTGGTGGCATGCCAGAAAAGCCCAAGCAACAGCCAGTTGTTGCCCAAGCAAGGGCTGATTCTCCTGCGATGGTGTCAAAGCCAGCCCAACCTGCAACGGCTACTACGGCTCCTGTTGCTGGAGGCAGAAGCGAACTTGAGATAGTGCAGAGCCAACTGGATAAGACCAAGAAGGCTAGGTACTACCTGTACAACATCGAGTATGACCCCACCACCAAGACCTACATGGCTAAGGATAACTCTGGTCAGCCTGTCCAGATGTTGTTCCCCAGCACCTTCCAATCGGGTGAGCGATTCCTTCAATCGAGCAGAAACGCCAGCCTTGAGTTGGTGCTTCAAGGGCTAGACAAGAAGTTTGACAAGCAGAAGTGGGCTAGACTTGCACCAAGAGACGCTGAGAACAAGCCAGCACCGCAAGCACAAGCCACTCCTGTTGAGCCTACAGTCGTTCCTACTGTCGAACCTGTAGCAACACCAGCACCAGCACCTAGACCCGCCCCTACGAGGCGTGTAGAGGCTTCTTCCGTCCCTGCTGGTGTGAGAACCACCAAGCCAAAACGCCAACCCAAGCCAGCACCAAATGTCAATATTCCTAAACCTCCGATTGAACAGCCACAGCCAGAAGCGGTTGTACCTGTTGTTGCAACTGCTGAAGCGACACCAGTAACGCCTGTAATCCCTGCAACGCCAGAGCCCAAGCCTGTCCAGCCTACCGCTGACGCATGGGAAGTTCAGAACGCTCAGAATGCTGACAAGCCCACGACTGTCATGTCGGACAATGAGTTCATCGAGAAGCAAGCCAAGGCTCTTGGTAAGGGCTTCATCAGCATGATGAAAGACCCAGAACTTGCTCAACTCATCATCGACTCACTCAACAGAGATGACAATCTTACGCTGAAGGGAACCAAGGATTTGGCAAGCACAGCCGATGGCAGGTTCTCGGTTGAGCGTAAGGGCAAGAAGTATGTCATCACCCAGAACAATTACAAGTCCCCCATTACTGGCATACAGTACGACAAGCGTCTTCTCGCATATGTGAACGACATCCATCAAGCACAGATTCTCATCCGCAGAATCGAACTTGAGCGTAGTTGGTCATTCGCTGAAAACAGAATTCCTGTCGAGAACCCACTTGTGGTTCTTGCCAGAAAGAATCCTGCCTACTCGGATGCGGCTAGAATGAAGGAAATCAAGGACAACGCCATGATTCGGATGCTCTTGTCAATGCGTGACCAAGGCATAACGCCAATCCACATTGACCCTGTTACGCTTGAGCCATTGCTCGTCATGCTCCCCAGTCCGCAGGTAGTCAGAGAGGTTACTGCCCAGCCTGTCAGAATCGCTGGTCTTCTGCCTCAAGCGACTACCACGCAAAGAAGCCTTCCGCTTGCAGTCATAGACCAAGCCACAGTCTTCAAGGCTATTGACGATGTTGTTGTCAAGGGACTTGAACAACAGACGAGAGAACAAGCCAGCAGATACAGAAATCAACTTGGCTATGAAATCCTAAAGTTTAAGGGTAAGTTCAGACTGTTCAATCCTATGAAGGGTTCAATCTCGGTCAGAGACAATGCCGAATCCTGCATGGATGATATCCTTAGGGACATTCATAAGAATGGAATCAGACGATGAACGACATGAGCGATTTGATTCAAGAGTTCAAGAAAGCGGGGTGGCTGTTTGCCGTCCTTGGAGGTCTTGGAGCCTTGGCTAGGCTTATCTTGACGGATGAGAAGTACAATACCATCAAATGGATTAGGATGATAATCGCAGGGTCAATAGTTGGCGTAATTTGCTATTTCGCCCTGCATCAGTTGTCTATAGACCCATTCTATAAAAGCGTTATCTGTGCTGTGTCTGGTACATTTGCACAGGAACTCTTTCATCAGATTAGAAATAAGATTAAGACTTATAATGAATGAAAACCATATTGATGCTATTGTCAATGATTATGGTAGGCTGTGCCACAACGGAACAGCCAGAGCCAGTAATCCTAACCAATAAAGAGAAGGACACCTACATTGAAAAAATCGAATCAATCGTTTCTGACTCCGCTTCTGCTCTTTCTGTTCTCGCTCCTTCCGTCCCTGCTGGAGTTTCTAGGGAACTCATCGAAAACCAAGTCACAAGGCTTTCTGGGATTAGGAAACCAACAGACGAAAGAACCCAGTTTTATAGACGAATTCTTGAAACCAAAGACGAATCAGCGGTCAAGAAGGACAAGGAAGAAGCGTTGAAGGTAGATTCTGAGACGGAGAAACTGTGGGCTGTAGTAGAACAGCAGGAGACTGCTCTCGCAATTGCCCAAGCAATAGCCGATAATGCGGAGAAAGAGCGTCAAGGTGCGATGAAGGATAAGATACTGTGGATGGTTTCTTGCATTGGAATGGCAATATCCGTTGCAGGTCTTTTCGTCATTGTCTTCACTCCTTGGAAGATGCGTGGTGCTGGACTCATAGCAGGTGGTGCTTTAGCCACGGCATCCGCATGGATACTGGACACGCAATGGTTTGCTTGGATTATAGGCACAGGAATAGCCATTGCCGTCATAGACGGATTGTACATACTAATCAGAGAGACGATTAATCGTCATCGTCATCGACAGGTTCGTGATAAACCACAGGATAATTCGGAGTCCCAGACATAGAGTCAATGTTGTAGTCTACCCAAGACTCCGCAGATTCATCGCTCCATTGGTTCATTTCCATGAACGCAAGGACTAATTTATCATAGTTGTATTCAATCTGACCTGTGGTTGGAATCTTACGCTGGATAGCCCAGTCAAGCCATTCTCTAGGCTCAAGCATTACGCAACCCTTGTAGAGGATGTCGTTTTGCTTTACCTCGTCTTCAGACAACTTTCTTGCTTTTAACATTGTATTTGTTAGTTTCTTTCCAGAATTTCAGTTCTTCTTCATTCAGACTGTCAACAAATTTCATCAATTCATAGCATGCTTCTACAGTCTCTGGCTTAACGCCAAGAAGGACAGCAGTAGACGCAATGGACGAGTTTGGTTTTTGTTTGTTCATTTGTGTCGTTTAATTCCGCAGTATTTATATACACAATACACAGACCTTTTGCGTAGGTTATGCTTGCGAATAATTTGAACAGCAGTCAAGTTGTTTTGGAAGTGTTCAGTAAGTACAATGTTTTTAACTTCTCCGTGACCACGCCTGTCCGTTCTGCGGATGTCTAGGTTAGCCCTTTTGCAAGCGTTATAAACGGCAGAGTAAGTTAAGCCAATCTTCTTGGCAATGACAGCAATGTTTAAACCTTGTGCGTGTGCTTCTATGACAAGTTCTTTAGTCTTTCCATAGCCGTGGGTGCTTTGTCCAGACCTCACGACTGCTTGCCCTCCTTTTTGCTCCTGCGTTTGGCTTGCTCTTTGCGGACAGGCTTCAGCAACGCCCAAGTTGTCGCTTGGATTGTTCCTGCTTCGTGCGGGTTCTTACGGCTCACGACTGCTTGCCCTCCTTGGCGGCGTTCCATTCACGGAGGACAGGGACAATCTTCATCAGCGTCTTGGCTGTCTCTCCTGCCTCAATCTCGATGCGTTCAGCGTAGTCCAAGGCAACCGCATCCCCTGCCTTGCGGAGCCGCTCGTTGTCTTCAAGGCATCGTAACCAGCGAGCGTTGTCAGTCTCGGCTTCAATACGCCAATAATTAACTTGATGCTCAAGACGCTCGACCTGTCCGCAGAGCATAGCAGACTTCTCTAGTTCCTCGTCCAATTTTTGGTCAAGATAATTGCAGTTATTGTCAAGTCGTTGCTTCTCGGAAAGCAACCAAGCGTAGTCACGGAACTCGACATACTGTCCGTTCTCGTCCGACTGCATCACATCACCGCCCATAGTCTGCTGGGCTTGGATGCTCGCCACATTGTAGCGGGGAGGCTTGTTGAGGTTTCTCATTTCAGTTTGATATAAATGTTTTGTTCAAGAGTCTGCCAACCATCATTCTGAACATAGGCACGAATCGAAATGGTTAAGCAATTGTCATCCCAAGAAGCATTCATGGTATAATCTTCTCTTTCAACTGTGTGTCTACCATTCTTGCTGTTACGAATAACATCGCCCCAGTCTTCAATGTAATTGACAATGATATTTTCTGCCCAAGCACCAAAGCCTTGGCGTAACATAGGATTAGTTTGCATAGCCGTATTCTTTCAGATATTGGTCACGCATGGTTCTGGCTTCAGCCTCGTCAGAAGACAAAGGCTTGGAGTAGCATACGCCTTTGAAAACAAGTTTAAAGTAAAACTTGCCATGACTGAAAATCATGTGGTGATTGGGATTCTCCATAGCCTTGTCCTTACGGCTAGGAAGTTTCTCGTTGGTTTCCTTGAAGGTCTTTTCGTCAAGCATACGCTTGATGGTCTTTTTGGAAAGACCCAAGGCAAGACCTCTTTCGATTATGTCTGGTGTGGTGTCCATGATTCAGTATCTCATTAATACAGATTAAAGTCAATAGGGGCAAGCCACTTTCCTCCAACTTTATGTGCTTGCAATACCTTCCACTCATTGCCCTTCACCCAGCCATAAGCCCAGCCGTTACCCCAAGCACTCGTATTCAGATGCGTGTTGGCATAGCCCATTTTCTTCTTGTTGCATAAGCAACCACCGCAGAATCCGACAACGCCACGATGTCTCTTGGCATTGGCTTGCATGATGGTATGCAGGTGTCCGATGATGGTAGCACCGCCCTTAGGCGAGTAATGGATGGCATGCTCCCTAACGCTGTTCTGGTTGACGCTGTAGGCATGACACATGGCGATTGGACCAAGTTCATAGACCCCATCTTCAGCATGGTACGGAAGGATGTACTGGCATCCATTCTCACGCAGTACATGCTCGATGTCCTCGATGGTACGCTTGCAGTAATCCCTTACAATACCATTGCCAGAAGTCTCCATAGACTTGAACAGGCGATGCTCATGGTTTCCGTAAAGGTATACATGAGGCTTGGTACGCTGAATAAACTCCAAGCCAACCTCGATGTCCCTATCCATCGAGTTATACTCTTCAGCACCAATGGCATTCTTGCGGAGACTGCGAATGTCAAAGCCGTCTCCACCATGCACCTTGATGTCTGGCTTGAACATCTGGAGGAATTGAACCAAGGCATCCACAGCCTTGTCATCCTGCATATCTCCATGATTATCGGAGAAGAATACGAATTTAGTCCAGCCGTTCTTCTTAGGCTTTGGAGGTGTGTTCTTTGGTTTCATCTTTGAGATAGTTAGGAACCATATGCTTGTTGCTACGAGGAATCCTTTCGTCAAGTTCCTGCATGATGGATTTCAATTCAGATGGACTGAAAGATGCGTGTTTGTTCCTGCCAATAGCCTGTCCAGCAACCAGCCTAAACAAGGAGATGCCAACGCTTTTCTTTTGGTAAGACATTAGGACTTGGATTTCCCAGCCTGTTTTTCCCAATCGTCAAGTTTTCGCTTAAGGGCAATGAGCATCTCCAGAGCAAGTTCCAAGTCATCCTTGGTGATGCCAAGAATCTTGGATGCTTGCTCCAGTTGCTCAGACCTGTTTGGCTTGCTCCTAGCCATTAGAAGGGAACATCTTCAGAGTTCTCCTGCGAGCCACCCTGTGCGTTCTGGTAGAGAGCCACGGCAGTTGCCTTCAACTTGGCATCCTTGGCAGTCACCTTACCAGTCTTCTCGTAAGGACGAGGTTCCCACTTGGTAGCCCAGTAAGCCAAGTCATTAAGACCCAGTTCGCCAATAGCAGTACCCTTGTTGTTGCCAAACGGAACAGGGATACTAGGGTCAATACTATCTTGTACACCTTCAGTCACTTGGGGAGCAGTAACAGGCTGATAGGAAGCCTTGGGCATGGCGTAGGTGGCGGCAGAAGGAACAGTCTTAACTCCCTTGGGGGCAGACTTAACAACTCGGTCAGCCTCTGCATCGTCATCATCCGTAGCGACACCTGCAACGCAAGCCAATGCGTACCTTCTCAAATAAGTGATTAAAGCACCTGCTTGTTGACCAGAGGTTTCGCTGTCAACAGGTACGCAGATGGAGGATTCAAGCGACTCTCCATTGGCGTGAATGATAAGCGTCTTGACACCAATGGAGCCAGAATCTTGGAAGGTGTTCGTGGTCGGGAACTGAACAATGGCAAGATTGTACTTGGCAAAGATTGGCTTCAGCGTGGACAAGTGCGTGGACAGGTTGGCGAACTTCGACTTGTGGAAAGGGTTATAGTCATTGGCAACTATGTCCTTGGTTTCAGCCAAGGCAAGGATGATGGACTTGTGAAGTTCAGCCTTCTGAGGAGTGGGGGAGTCGGGATTTTCCATAGGATTGATTGGCAAGCAATGTACCATCTTTTTCCTCATCCGTCAAGGGGTATGTAAAAAAATAATCCTTACGCCCACCACAGACATAAGGATTAATAAACTTGAAGTTTTATCTGCACGAATCAACCCACAGACGAGATAGGTTATTACACTTTTTCCTCCTGCTGTCAACCACCAATCACATCCATGTAATCTCTGAGCCGTCTGATGATTGCAGTACCAGTCTCCTTGTTGCTGAACCTGTCCAGCAATGTTTCACCTGTGTAGTTTGTAGTGATAATCGTGGTACGCAGGTTGGAAGTTCTCTCGTCAATGACAGCGAACAAATCCGTCTCCATTCTTGCGGTCAACCTTTCCTTGCCCAAGTCATCAAGCACAAGCACAGCACAGTTAATCATCGTATCCAGAATCTTGGAATGCTTCTTTTCGTCAAAGCCCTTCTCAATCAATCCTTCAAACTTCCGCATCTGCAAGAACAGGCTGTCCGTGTGGTTGTACACAAAGAACATATTGAACAACCACCAAGCCGCACGACTCTTGCCGATGCCAGTCTGCCCATGCAGTACAACGCCACACTTGTCATCCTTCTTCTCCCATCGCTTCACCTTCTGCATGAACTCGTTGTAGTCCATGTCCGTATTCTTGAAAGCCTTTGGCGTTTCTGGGTGGATGAAGTCATTGACGAATACATATCCGTCCTTCCGCAGGACATCCACATACGAATGCGGTGGCTTCACAGCCCATGCATTCTCGTAGCAGTTCTGGCACAAGGTCATCTTCATAAACTTGTGCGTCTCTGGGTTGTAGATTGGATACCCCATGCTTTCGCAATGGAGACACTTGGGAGCCGTGTTAGAAGCCATTCTTGTGTTGAGCCTTGGTGGTTACATGGCTGGAGGTCTTAAACTGCCCCTGCAAGGCAAACAGACCCACCCAGCCGTTCTTGATGGACTGGTTGATGGTGGCGATTGCCTGTTGTTCAGTCATTCGCTTGAGTTCTTCCAACTGCATGTTGATGGTTCGGGTGGTCATGGGCTTCTTACGCTCCTTGCGGTAGGTCATCCAAGTATCCCATGTCTTCCTAAATTCACCTCCATGAGGATACACGATATAGTCCGTTCCTGTATCTTGTCTCTTCTCAGTATTAATATCTTGTATATTAGTAGCCGATTTTTCGGCTGGGGGGTAGCCGATTTTCTGGCTGTGGGTAGCCGATTTTTCGGCTTCCCTAGGCACAGGCTTGGAAAGACCAAGGGAAGAGAATGTGGTCAAGATTCTGTAGCCGTTGTCAGCCTCACGCCTGTAGACGAACTTTGCGTCAACAAGGGCAGAGATGTGGTCTTTGACAGTAGACTCGGAGATGTTGCATACATCTGCCAAGTAAGCATTGGAAGCATAGCATCCATTGTTTCCGTCAAGGCATTGGATAACGCCATACAGGAGTTTAGCCATAGGGCTGATGTCAGAGTTGAAGACCTCTCTGGGGATGTAAATCCCCCCAAAGGTCATCTTCTCTGCGGTGGTGGTGTCTGTGGGTTTTGGTTTCATGCGTAGATTAAATGTCAATGATGGTGCTCTTGGTGTCGTAGCCAGCCCAGTTGTCAAACGAAATGCAATGCTGAATGTTCTCGATGGCAAGCATCAAACGCTCTCTTGCTTTCTTGAGACTCTGTTCCGAAATCTCGAAACAACGCACACCATGAGGAGCCTCCTTCTCCACCATGACGAAAACAAACCTAAAGCCAGAAAGGTTGTTATGCTCAAGGAGCATGAGGTACATAGCCGCTTGCATGTGGTAATAGTTGTCGTAAATCACATTCTTAACGGAGAACATATCCGCAAGACAGGCATTGGTGGTCTTGAGGTCAACGATGATTTTCTTCTCCCAGTTGACCCAATCCATGCGACCCTTCAACACAATGTCTTCATATGGAAGTTCGTTGGAGAAGACGGAAACTTCAGCATCCCCAGAAGAACACATCTCAAGGAACATCGGGTGCATACGAACCTTGTCTGCCATGCTGGTAGCCAGACCGAAATCCTTTTCGTTGACGATAATCTTGCCAGCGTTGTTGCGTTGGAATTCTTCAGACGCAATCTTGTCAGCCGTCTTACGCATGTCGAATTTCTGCGACACGGCTACGAGCGAATCAAGCAGGTTGGGCTGGAAACAGGCAAGGTGAGTGGTCGTGCCAAGCAACATCGCTGGAGTCACTTCTCGTTCTACGGAGAACTGGTGCTTGTAATGCTCTGGCGATACGAACATCGGCTTGAGGGAGGATTGACTGATGCCGACTTCAGCACGATAGGCTTCATCTGGCATGTCTTTGACGATTTTGGTGATTTTACTCATGTGGGTTAGGAAAGGTAGATTACCATGTGCAACGAGAAATGTCAATGGTGATTCTCGGACCTGCGTTGGAGAAAAATTTGTGACTACGCTTGGTGCATACCAATGCGTCATCCTTGAGTATGCCAGCCTCAACCAATCCGTCCAGCACCATCTTCTCAAGATTGTCCAAGTCTGGTCTGGTGGTCTTTGCGATGATGCCATCCAAATCCTCGTCCTTGTGTTTCTTCAAGAATGGATACTCAAAGCCAATCTCAATCTCGATGGCGAAATCATATGGCTGTGCGGGAGCGTGAGCCTTTGCCTTCAAGACGAACTCCTTCTTCCATTTGGAAGCCTTGCTGGAGGACATCTTGCCGACAAACATCCTCCCAGCCTTGTTCTTGAGGATACGCAACGACCCCTGTTGGGTAGGGGAAGGCTCTATGTATATTGTGAAAGAAAGCATAGTATTAGTCTTTTCTGTTTAATAAGTTAAAGATAAGAATTGGGAGAAAAATGAATACAAAGAACAGGGCAGATGCGGTGATAATCGACATATGGGTTGCAATATGTCGATTCTTATACTACATTTCCGCATGGAGTTCAAGTCAAAACAAGAAATAATTAGCAACGACCAAACGCAGAACCACACAGGTGAGCGTTTGCCAGAAGAGTTGCAGAACAAGATTAAGCAGATGATTGCCGATGGTGCGTCACAGCGTAAGATTCAAGCGGAGACTGGCGTGTCCGCACACACAGTAGTCGGAATCAGAAAGTCCATGCCAGCGTTGGACGAGAAGGGCTGGAAGAAAGAAGTCGTGGAGAAACTGCGTAATGTCGTGAGCAGAGGAGCCAGCAGATTGAGCGATGAGATTGATGACATACCCATCACCGCAATGCCAGTTTCATTGGGTATTCTCATCGACAAGATAAATGTTCTGAACGACCAACCCACCGCTGTCGTTGAGCATCGCATGAGAATCACGCACGATGAGATAAACAACATTCTGTTGAATGCGGAAATAATTTCTGATACGCCCTTGACATCGGGAGGAGAAATTGTCAACTTGGACGAGAACTCCCATGAGCAAAACCCAATACCTGCCGTTCCGAAACAAGAGAGAGATGAATAGATTCGTCTCTTTCGCCACTAAGTTCTATAGCCACGCAATCACCTATCAGCAAGCCGTTGAAGCGTTCACCAACGACAACGCTACTGATTTGCTCGATACGCTCATTGGTCTTGCCAAAGACCCATCCATTGGTTTCCCCAAGGAAAAGACTGGCTGGGCGAATACCCGCAGAGCCTACAGAACGCATTGGCAGAGAATCGAAATCGATGTGCAGTCGTGCGTGAACGAGCATGAGAAGCGGACTTACCTCCGCAAGGCTTGACAGGTTCATGCACTTGTGCTATAACATAATCCTTCTCCCATACTACCATGAAGAAAACCACCAGAAAGTCCTCCATCATTTGCGTAAAGCAGGTGCGAAACATCATTCGTGCCAGCGGTAAGCAAGCCAAGCCAGAGTTCATTGACGCTTTTGAGCGTTACATGAACAAGAAGTTGCGTCAAGCAATCGAAACCCCCAACGGCAAGTGCAAGCGTCTTGACGCAAGCATTGCAGGTTTCGTTTTCGGCAACTACTAATTACATTGACCCATTAGTTCAACGGATAGAACATCTGCCTTCTAAGCAGAGAATCTAGGTTCGATTCCTAGATGGGTCAACTTCTTCCCACACCACCACCATGCAAGACTTATCCTACACCACCACAGTCATCGTTGATGGCAAATCCTACACAGTCTACGGAATGCTTTCGGCTGTCGTGATTGACGATGGCATCGGCTCCTATGAATATTGGGGCTCTGAAGGCACAGACCACAATTACTGTTGGGACTTGGAAGATTACGAAATCGAATCCATTGACGATGATAGCGGTGTCGAAATCAAAGACAAAGATTTGCTTAAGCGTATCGCAAGCGAATATGAAGACAAAGCCATCGCCTATCTCTCTGACCTCCCTGTCGAGGACAATGACGAATAATCTCACATCCACCCATTGACAAATTCCCGCACATAGCATATAACATAATCCTATCACCCACCCATGAGCATCGAACCCAATAACCAAATCATCGTCCCAGAAGAAACCAAGAACAACCCACATTGGGATATTGTTCGGGATTCCAAAAAGACCTACAAGTACATCATTGCTTGGAAAAGTCGTTTTGCAGATTCCGTATACATCAATTACTTCAGTTCCGCTGTAAAAGCATTGGCTTTTATTACCGAACAGGTAAACCATTACGCTAAATTCACCTTTACCATCCATAAGGTTGTCATGTCCAAAGAAGAAGCCTTGTTCCCAGATTGGCAGTTTGAGGTTTCCCATGCAAAACTGCATGAGGAGTCCACCATCGAAATCAATATTGCGATGAACGCAATGAACACCCCAGACGAGGTTGACAAGAAATAGCAGATAACCTATAGTATCAATCTCAACCCATCCACCACATGAGCAAACGAGAAATCAAATTAGAAGTGAAGCAACACTTCACCAAACCTGTTCGCATGACCTATGCGAATGGGGCAGACCAAACCAAGACTGAAGGATTCACCGCAAAGGTAATCGTCTTCACCCATGACGCTGACGCAAGGTACATCAGCGGAGCATGGGAGATTTGTAGCGATGATTGCTCCTGCTACGGAGAAGGAACCCTTTCCTTTGACCTGCAAGGCAATTGTTTCGACTATGATGGTTGCTATGACCTGTCGCATTATGTCTGCGACATCCTCAACGCATATGGCTACAACGCCAATGGCGTAGACTCTCGCCTGTCCTAACCATGAGCAACACCAAGAAACAAAGCGATGCTGTGGATGCCATCCACAAGATTCAGCGTGATGCAAATATGTGCGTTTTCATGTTAGTTGATGAAGATTTGGAAATCTTTGCTGACGATGCTGGCGATAATCCGCTTACGCAGGACGAGAAAAATGACATCTGGGAGCGTATGCATGAGTCTTTCCTTGACCACTACCATGAAATGCTCTCGCAGGTGGTTCAAGAAGTAATCGATGAGCGAGACGCTTGACAATTCCCTGCACATAGACGATACTGTTCACCTTCACCCATCCACCACATGAGCAACGACATCGAACAACTGAAAGCAGAACGCCAGACCATCATGGATATTCTTGATACCCAACAAGATGCCAAGATGGGCGAGCGTTTGATTGAAATCAACCACCTGCTGAACAATGAAAACAAGTACAGCAATGTATATTACAGGGGGTTTGGCGAGTACATCGAATCTACTCCCAATAATGTTGGCGAGAAATTCCGCAAACAAATTGAAAATGGCGAATACATTCATGTATTCTTCCCATCTCATCCTTATCTCCTTGAGCGTGGTTTAATCAATCTTTCTCCCATTACCCCATACGACTACAACAACACCCAGCATCAGAAAATGATGAAGGAAAAGTATGTGATTCGCCTCACCATCAACCCGCATAAAATCAAATTCGGAGATGAGCGTATCGACATATCCGCACACCTTTCTTTCTCGTATTACGATGAAGGAAACCTCCGTGAAATCGATTTGGATATATATGTGCGTGAAGGTTTCAAATGGTCTACCAGCGGAATCAATTGGTCTGCAATGGGAACGACTGACACCTGTATTGCCAGCATATATGCGGAGATGATGCTTATGGGGTGCAAAATCCATAATTCGCTTTCTTCCGTAGCCATGAGCATCAAGCACACCAACCCAGCCTCTTGACATATCTCTGCAACCCTGCGATACTGTTCACCTCAACCCACTACTACCATGATTAAATACCAATACCAAGAAACTTTGATTATCAAAGTCGAGGTTTACGCAGAATCCAAGAATGACGCACAGGACAAAGTTGCGTCCGCATTAGGGATTGCATTGTCTAGCATGAAGCCACTCGACACAATCGAGCAGGACATTCGGGATAATTCTTTCGATAGCATTGAAATCTCTGTGAGCGTTGCGGACTGACCCATTGACAATCCCCTGCACATAGACGATACTGTTCACCTCAACCCACTACTCACATGGACAAAACACCCGAACACATCCTCAACGACAAAATCACCGCCCTCTTGGAGAGTGATGAAAACAACACATTCCTCTCTGTAGGAGCCCACCAGCGGGTGGTCTACATTTGGTGCTACAACCAAGGAATCAAGGAGCCCGATGTATCCACCTTGAGCGATGTTGAAGAGGCTTATCAAGGCGAATTCGACAACATGACCCGATTTGCGGAGCATTTGGTAGACGAATGCGATATGCTTGGAGAAATGCCCGAAAACCTCCGCAATTATTTCGACTATGAATTATTCGGGCGGGATTTGGTGCTGGGTGGTGATTATTGGATTCATGACTGTCATGTCTTCCAAAATATCTAACACCCATTGACATCACTCTGCACCTGTGGCATAGTAATCACATCAACCCACCACCATGTTCGTCCTTAACTACACCCATGTTTATCGTCACTATGACGGAAGCACCACCACCATCCCACAGGGAACGGAAGTTTATCCGACAACCTGCAAGTATCTTTGGGATAAGAGCAAAAGCGGAAAACGCATGACTGCTCGTTATTTTATCGAAGATATTTGTGCCTTAAAGGGAATCAAAACCGATTTAAACACCATACATTCGGGTAAATGGTGGGATTTGCGTGGCTACTCCTTCCACAGTCACAAAGTCAGCAGAATCACCAAGAAAGAGTTTCAAGAATGGAAAGCCACCCGCCTTGACACCACCCTGCACATTGGCTAAATTATCAGAGTCATAACGACACCCACCCAAACCACACCACACCACACCACCACCATGAGTCTTGACTTCCAATTTCCCGAAAACATCGACAGGGATTTGATTGAGTACACCAAGCCCGATGGCTCCCTTCATTGGCATCCAAGAGCCCAGAGCCTCGTCTTCTATTCCATGCTTCTCCAGCATGACATGGACGGAGAAATGACTGACGCAAAACTGTCGGAAATTTCCAGACGCATCAATCTCATGGATTTGCATGAGAAGCACGACCACTATTGGGACAAGGACGGCAATGGCTATCGCATCCAATTGGCGGATATTGTCACCTATTGGGGTTTAACCACTAATGTTTCCCACCTTAACCGAACACGCTGGGATTCGTACTTCAAACGAGTCTGGACGAATAGGGTGACAGGCAACGAGAAAGAAACCCTCCGAGACACCACCAGAATCATTAACAGCACCCGCACACCTTGACACCTTGGTGCAACCCT